CACAACTAGCTAAAGAGCTAGAACCGGGCCTGAATGCGTTATTTGGGTTAGAATACAATCGTTACGAAAACGAGCATTCTGAAATCTTTGACGAAGAAAGTTCTGACAGAGCTTTTGAGGAAGAGGTTATGCTCGGAGGTTTCGCAAGTGCCCCTGTAAAAAGTGAAGGCGGAGCAATTAGCTTTGACGACGCACAGGAAACATACACTGCTCGTTATACCAACGAAACGATTGCTTTAGCGTTCTCAATTACTGAGGAAGCTATCGAAGACAACTTGTATGACCGTCTTGCGTCACGCTACACAAAAGCTTTGGCTCGTTCCATGGCTCAAACGAAGCAAATCAAAGCAGCAAATGTACTAAACAATGCGTTTAGCACAGGTGTTCATGTGATTGGCGACGGTGCAGCGTTATGTTCAGCGGCTCATCCTTCGTTGTCTGGAAGTCAAACTAACTTGTTAGCAACAGCGGCAGACCTCAACGAAACTTCTCTTGAGTCAATGCTGATTGCAATAGCAGGCATGACTGACGAGCGTGGTCTAAAAATTGCGATACGTGGTATGAAGTTAATTATTCCTAAAGAGCTGCAATTTATTGCGGAAAGAGTAATGAACTCAAACTTGCGTAGCGGAACTGCGGACAACGATAACAACGCAATGAAAAATATGGGAATGCTCCCAGAAGGTGCGGCAGTAAATCACTTCCTCACTGATACAGATGCGTTCTTTATCAAAACTGATGCTCCAAACGGTTTTAAATACTTTAACCGGTCTGCTATTAAAACTGCCATGGAAGGCGATTTTGATACAGGAAATATGCGCTTTAAAGCCCGCGAAAGGTATTCCTTTGGCGTAAGTGACTGGCGCGGAGTGTTTGGAACTCCCGGAGCTTAATTGCTTTAGAATACGAATTAGAAAAGGCGGCTTCGGTCGCCTTTTTTTGTAACCATAACAAGGAGAAAAAAATGGATTGGATTAAAGGAAGATTAAAAGAGCCTTCAAGCTATGGAGCTGCGGCTGTTGTGGGTGTTGGATTAGGTATTTTGCTTACAATGCCACTACTAACTTGGGCAGGTATTATTTGCGCTATATTCGGATTGGTTCTTAAAGAGAAATCAAGCGAATAAAATAACCTTTCTTTTTACAAAAAGGTAGTGTAATCTAAACGCACCTTGACAGTCACATCCCGTGACTGACTCTAGCCACGACAAGGAGATAACATGGCTAATACAACATTTAACGGACCAGTCCGTTCTGAAAATGGATTTAATGATATATCCATTGCAGACTCAACAGGTACAGTAACAACTAACTCTACCTTTTCTAACAACACTAGCATTGGCGGTACTCTTGCAGTAACGGAATCAATTACTGGCAAACGGGCTGTTAATACGGATTTCAACGCGGCGAGTGCAAAAACAGAGACATTGACAGCGGCGCAATCAGGAACTTTGTTTTTGATTAATGGTGCGGCAGCCAACATTGTTAATCTTCCCGCGTTGTCTACAGACAACGTAGGCGTAACGTATGACTTTCAGCTAACTGTCGCTGTTGGTGGAAGTGTAACGACCACCTTTGTTTTACCGGGAAGTGCCGTTTCTAATTTCCAAGGCATGCTTTCACTCGTAGCAGGAACCGCTGCAAACGCCGTTAGCGATGTTGCTGGAGATACATTAACCTTTCCTAACTCAACAGTGGCTAACGCCCGTGTTTCAATGACATGTGTTGTTGATGACGGAACTAACTCCACTTGGATGGCAACTGCTCTATCCACTCCTATTGCTACAATAGGTTAATTAATCTGGCGGGGTTAACGCCCCGCCTATATTTTAAAGGAGATTAAAATGGCAGGATCAGACGTAACCGCAGTCATTATTAGCGACGAAGTAGCTCTTGATGCAGACGGTATTTCAACAGCGGCATCGGTTGGTAACAACGCGGCTCTAACAATTGGCGGTGCTTTAGCTTCTGGTGGAAGCGTTACAAACGCCTCTGGAAGACAAGTAACAATTTTATCAGCAGGAAATGATTCGTCAAAATCATTTACTGTAGTTGGTACAGATGTAAATGGCAGTGCCTTAACTGAGTCTGTTACAGGTGCTAATGCTGGAACAGCAACAAGTTCAGGTTACTTTAAGACAATTACGAGTATTACGGCTGTTGGTAATCCAGCAGGTAACGTATCCGCAGGAATTAACAACAATGCTTTAGGTGTTATTTTTGCAGGAAGATCGCGACTTAAAGGGTTTTCTTTTGTTTCTGGTGGAACAGCCGGAAAAGCTAACATTAGAAATACAGGTGGTACGGGTACTGAATTAATACAGTTTCGATCAATTGGAACAGACAGTTCTTCAGAAGATCCCTTTATTCCGGACGAAGGAGTCTTGTTTACAGCGGGTTGTTATGTAACATTTATTGTAGCAACCATGGACTTAATGATGTTCTATCACGCATAGGAGCAGGTTATGGCTACTACCAAGGATGTAAAACGAACACCTTCCGGACGAGTGGTCTACCGTGGAATATCCTTTGCAGGATTTAACAAACCAAAGAGAACGCCCAATGCAAACAAAAAGAGTGCCGTTCTTGCCAAAAAAGGCAGCGACATTAAATTGGTTCGTTTTGGCGATTCAAATATGTCGATTAAAAAAGATCAACCCGCGCGAAGAAAGAGCTTTCGGGCTCGGCATAAGTGCGAAACCGCAAAAGACAAATTCTCGGCTCGATATTGGTCGTGTAAAGCATGGTGATGGTATGAAAGCTTTAGATGTGTTAAAAGAACTGGAAAAGCACGAAGCAGAGTGTTTGTTAAGATATAAAAATATTGAAGAAAAGCTTAACGATCAAAAAAGCACTCTAAAATTGTTAGACGTTAAAGTATGGGGAATTGCTGTTTTAGTTTTAGTAGCTCCCTTTGCAGCTAAATTATTGGGGTAAAAATGGCAGTATCTGGATCAAAAAACTTTGAATTAGACGTAGCGGATTATGTCGAAGAAGCTTTTGAGCGTTGTGGTTTAGAGGTTAGAACAGGTTACGATTTAAAATCTGCTAAAAGATCTCTTAATTTAATGTTAGCCGAATGGGCTAACCGCGGATTAAATCAGTGGACTATTACAGAAACGTCTATTGTAACAGCTACTGGCGTAACAGAGTATCCAGCAGGGTTGCTTTTAATGACAGTTGCTTCTGATGCAGGTTTTTTAGTTTCAGAAACGTTAACGGGTGCAATTAGTGGAGCTACGGCTATAATCACAAACATACCCTCTTCCTCTGTTAGCGATTTAGAAGCAAACACATTGTCTGTAACAATCCCCGTAGGAACGTTTGTTTCTGGAGAAACACTAACAGGAGGTACTAGTGGAACATCCAGCACTTTATCTGCTGCACTTGATTTTTCTAATGCAGCGAGTACAATTGACGTGTTATCGGCAGTAATAACAAAAGATTCCACTGATTTAAGTATCGATAGAGTTAGTAGAGAAGCATTTATTAACATTCCAAACAAAACTAGTTCCGGAAGAATTACACAGTATTTTTTAGATAGACAACTAACACCTGTGTTAAAAGTTTGGCCAGCACCTAACAATGATACCGACATTATTAAATTTAATCGACTGACTAGGATGGATGATGCCGACATTTACTCTAATTCCTTAGATTTACCATTTAGGTTTTATCCTTGTTTGGCAGCAGGTTTAGCATACTATATTGCTATGAAACGCGCTCCAAATAGACTACAAATGTTAAAAGCTGTGTACGAAGAAGAGTTTGATAGAGCTGCTACTGAAGACAGAGATAGAGCTTCTTTCACTGTTGTCCCTGCCGTTAATTATCTTAGGGGGTCATAATGGCTAAATACGCAAGCGGAAAAAATGCTTATGCTATATCAGATCGGTCGGGTTTTAGGTACAAATATAGGGACATGAGAAAGGAATGGAATGGTTTGTTAGTAGGGAAAGACGAGTTTGAGGCAAAACAACCTCAGTTAGGCCCTTTTAGATCGGTAGTAGACCCTCAATCCCTTCAAAATGCTAGACCGCCTCAAGGCGTTGAGCAAGAAAGAGCCATTAATTGGGGATGGTTGCCGGTAGGTCAGGCATATAATTTTGGTTTAACCCCTAATCCTTTGGCTTCTACGGCTTCCGTAGGCAGTGTAACGGTGGTAACAACATGAGCTATACATATTCTACTTTAAAATCAGCTATTCAGAATTATACGGATAGTACCGAAACTACTTTTGTTGCAAACTTAGATAATTTTATTGAAACAGCAGAACAACGCATACTAAATTCAATAGATTTGCAATATTTCCGAAAGAATGTTGAGGGGACGGTAACCGCCGACAATCAGTATTTAGCAGTTCCTAGCGATTATTTGGCTTCGTTTAGTTTATCTGTTGTAAGTGATTCAAACAAAGAATTTTTACTTGAAAAAGACGTTAATTTTGTTCAATCCATAAATCCAAACTCGGCAACTACTGGAACACCTAAATATTACGCTTTTTTTGACATAAATAATTTTATTTTAGCTCCTACTCCAAGTGCTAACGCTACGGCAGAACTTCATTATTTTTATAGACCCAATAGTTTAACGGCCGGCCT